CCGCAGCCGCCCGCTGCCGGTGACGCCGCCCTGCTCCTGCCACGTCTCCCCCTCGTCATAGCTCACCGCTACCCGGACAGCGCTGCCCTCCTCCGGCCGCAGCCGCAGAGACAGACGCACCAGGTACTTTCCCTCGCCGGAGTCCAGTCCCAGATCGCCGGTCTCCGCCCGCCATGCAACAGGCTCCTCCTGCACCGTGCCGCCGCCCTTTAAGGCGAGAATGTCCCCCGCCCTGGTCATGGCGTACAGCACGCCGCCGCTGACGGCGAAACCCACCGCCCGCAGGTCGTCCTCCCGGTGCCACAGCCCCTGCCGCACATCATATACCAGCAGCTGCGGCTGATTTTCGGCGTCCAGCACCGAGAGATAGTACTTCCCGTCTGCGCCTCCGGCCACGGCGCCGTGATACTCATCCTCCCCCAGCGCTTGGGATACCCGCTGGGGCATACTGCCGTCAAAGGCATATACGCCGCCGCAGCCGTGGTAGTACAGCACGCCCTCCACCGTCTGAAGGCTCCGTCCGCTGCCCTTCCTGACGCCGGGACACCGCACCGTCACGATCTGGTGCGCTCCCGCCGCACTGGGATACACCCGCTCGACGCAGTCCTCCTTGAAAAACAGGGGACTGCCCAGATAGTCCGCCGCCCCGGTGAAGGGGCCGTCGGAGCCACGGGTGGCGGCATAGCTGTCGGTGCTGCGCCCGGCGTAGCAGTTCCAGTTCTTGAAATCCCCCAGCTTACTGGCATAGATCTCATTGACGGCCTTTCCGTCTGTCACACCGTATCTGCACCCCCACAGCCGGTTGCCGCTCTCGATAACGAAGTCCATCTCCGGCACGCTGCGCCGCACCGTCATCTCCTCCGTCTGGGTCGCCTGACTGGCGATCATCCCCGGTACCACCAGAGCGCCGTCCTCCGCCGCCTCCAGCACATGGCTGCCGTTGAGACTCTCCTCCCGGCACCCCTCGATAACCACACCGTCCCCGGCGGCGAAGCCCACGCCGATGCCGCCTGCCGCTATCTTTATATAGGTATCCTCCCGGATGCTCCAGCCACTCTCACCGTACCGCCTCTCCGGCGGTGTCCAGCCACAGGCACCCTCCCGCCGGGTCCGTCGGCGGTTCCTCCGAGGCCAGATAATCCCCCAGTGCCGCCCCCTTGGCCCCGCAGAGAGACAGCGTCACCTGTCCCTGCGTCTGCACCCGATTCTCCAAACTGCCGTACCGGCTGAGGTCGCCGGTGTTGATGTACTTCTTGTCCGGCCACACGATGAGCCAGTTGCCCATGCCAATGAGCTGCTTACTTCCCTCCGTCAGCACCAGCTCCGTGGCCACGCCGCCGACGTACAGGGTGTGACCGTCCACCCAGATCAGCGCATCCTTGGCGGCTATACCGCCGGGGGACTCCGCCTGCCCCGCAAGACCACGCCTGGGCCGCACCGTCAGGGTGGGATAGCCGTCGGAGGTGAGGTTCTCCATCTCCCGGAAGGAGCCTAACTCTCCTCTCGCCCGCCGGTCCAGCCCTAAAAAGCTGCTGACCGTCACCGTGCTCTGCACCGGCACGCTCATTTTCTGAAAAAACATCCCATCCCCCTCACATCAGCCGCAGCGCCTTCACCCCCTGCCGGGGCATATGGCTGCGGCACCAGAAGTCCCGGTATGTCAGCAGGGCGTTGTTCCAAGCGGCACAGGCATTGTTGTACCGCTCCATCTCCCCGTTGGCGTAGTGGATCTGTGCCTCCACATAGTGGCGGTACAGCTCGTCATAGGGCGGCTGCACCAGCAGCACCGTGTCCTCCCCGGCGTCCTCCGGCGGCACCTCTGTCTCCTCTCCGCCTGCGTGGGGCTGATGCACCTCCCGCACCACGAAGCCCTCCGCCTGCAGAAGCCACCGCCGCTTCTCCGCCGTGGTGTACTGGTTGGGGAGCATGGCGTCCACCTGCTCCAGCACCTGCTTGACCGTCGCCATTCTCTCTCCCCCTTCCGCTCAGTTGGCCATGCGATCCACATAGCTGCGGGCATCGTCCTCCATCATCCGGGCGTTCTCCAGCACCTGCGCCACAAACTCCGGCACCTGTACCTCCACGCCCTTCATGATTTTGAAGTTCCGCCCGTTCACCGATACCAGCACGAAATTCTCCTCGTTCTTCCGTCCTCTGGGGATGAGCACCGTTTTCATTTTCTCCTGCATCTGCCTGCTCCTTTCCGTCCGCCGGGTGCGGGCGATACCGCCCGCACCCTCTGTTTTCCGCTTCTCTTTGTCAGTTGGCCTTGTCCTGCCCGGAGTAGGAGGAGCCGCACTCCACCCGCACGATGTACTCGTCGTACAGGATCGCAGCGGCGTGAACGCCCTTCCAGCCCACGCTGGAGCGCTGATCCAGCGGATCGGCAGTGCCGGAGGAGCCACGGGGCTTCACGATGACCTCCGTGCCGTCGTTGAGATCCACCACGCCGTAAGCGCCCTTGCCTACGAACAGACAGCCGTATACGGCACAGCCCTCGGCGCCGCCCTCGCCGGGATAGATGACGGCGTTGTCGGCGGCGGTCACGGCGCTGTCCAGCGTCATGCTGCTGCCGGTGTTGCTGACCACACGGCGGCGCTCACCGCCCAGCAGCACATACCGGCCCGCTAGAGCGCCCGCCGCCACGGTGCCGCCGTCAAAGGCCACCACGGCGTTATTCTCCACCTTGCCGTTGACCAGCAAGGTGCGGCCGTTCTGTGCCAGATCCTCGCCCCGGAAGATCTTTGCCTCCGTGGTCTCCACAAAACGCACTCCGTGCAGCTCACCGATCTCGCCGGAGAACAGCTCCGTGGCGGCGGCATACTGATGTGCGGCGATCCACGCCTCGTCCTGCCGCAGATCGAAGGCCACGCTGGGGTGCAGAATGCACACATACTTGCCGTCGAAGGTGGGGGCGTTCATCTTCTTCAGCTGGGTAGCGGCCTTGGCCACCATCTCGCTGGTCAGGCGGCACGCCGCCGTCAGAGCGCCACGGGCAGTGACCTCCGTCTTGCTGCCGTCTGCGCCGATGGCCGGAGCATACAGCACCTGCTTGCCCTGCTGGATCTCGTTGCGGGTCACAGTGTCCAGCGTCAGGCCCATGTTGGCCCCATGGCGGTCGGTGATCTCCAGCACCACGTCGTCGATGGCCGTCAGATCCAGCATATCCGATACCGTGGTGTAGTCGCCGTACTGGGCCAGTTCCTTGGTGATGTAGCTGACGGAGATGCCGCTGCCGTCCGGGGTCACGCCCTCCGTCAGCGGGGTCAGCGCCTTGTCGAAGGAGCCGAACTTACGCCATTCCACCGTCTTGCCGCCGCCGGTGGGCAAGGGCTTGGTGGCGGCGAACTGGTTGTGTACCAGCTGGGGCTTGGCGTTATCCAGCAGCTCCATGCCGTAATAGGTTTTCATCTCGGCGGACAGTCCGCCGGTGGTCTGGGTGTTCTCCTGTGCAAACACCTGCAGATCGAACAGTTTCTCCATATTCCTCTTTCCTTTCTCCGCTTCGTTGTGCTCTTCCTGCGGCTCCATCCGTGGCCGCTCCCATCAGAAGGAGATTTTCTCCCCCTCCATGACCCGTCTGCGGATATCCGCCAGTTCACGGGAGGTCAGTCCTCTGGGATCGCTGCCCGTCACGCCTACACACCGCCCGCCGTTCTCTGCCGGACGCCTGCCCACGCTGGCAATGGAGCGTGCCGCCTGCCGTGCCGTCCGCTTGGCGGAGTAGGCCATGGCCCGCCGCAGGATGTCCTCCCGATGCACCACCTCATAGGCCGCCATCGGCTCCACTCCGGCGCACACCAGCCGTCCGAAGGCCGGGTTCTCCATCTCCCGCTGCCACCGGAACTCCGGATAGACCTGCCGCACCTGCTCCTCCTGTGCCGCCATGGCCTCCAGCGCCTGACGGGCCTGCTCCTGCCGCTGCTCCCGTTCCTGCCGGAGCCGTGCATTCTCCTGTCGCAGGCCCCGCAGCCGTCCATCCAGGATCTTCTGCACTCTGGCGTCGAAGTCCGCCTTGTACCTGCCCCGGATCAGCGCCGCAAAATCCTCCTGCTCCCCGGCGTCGGGAGCCGCATCGCCCGTCCGGGCCGCCTCATCGGCCGGTCCCGCCTCTGCAAACCACTGCATCCACTGTACCTCTCTCACAGAGATACCTCCTTTCCGTGGTAGGTCACGACCCT